TATCGGAAGCTCCATCAATTAAAGAAGATACCATACTATTCTTTCTGAATCCAGCCATCCAGTTAGTCCAGATAACTTGCATTCTATCGATAGCTACTCCGAATCCTTCAGTGAATCCCCCCAGCTTATCAAACAGTTGGACTATAGCGTAACCAGCTACACCGCCCACTAGGAACAACGGGTTAAGCAACATAGCTTTGCCCATTCCTACTACTGCTTTAGTTATGGCTTTCAATTTCACTACAGAAAATGCGACTGTAAATGCTACAGCTGCGCCAGTAACTCCTACTAAAATCTTCTTAAAGTTAATCCAACCTTCACCATTATCTAATATAGATTTAAGCATGAGCTTCAGAGGGCCAACTATCAAAGATGTGATAGATAGAGTCACTTCAGCCATAGTGTTAGAAACTCTCTTAAACAGTGTTGACAAGTTTTCTCCAACAAGTTTCCATGCTGTGTCAACAGTTCCTGCAGAGTTCTTCATTGCTACCATCGCATCGGTTAGCTTCTTTATTCCTACATCTGATGTCAAAGTAGAAACAGCGTTTATCGCTTCTACAGAATCAAACAGTTTACCAAGTTCTACTACAGAACCGCCTGTCTTTTTCTTTATGTCATCGAAGAAACCCACAATACCTTTAGATGCTAATGCAGCTTGAGTGAACTCAATGCCTAATGCAGCAGCAGCTTTCTCAGCCTTTGGGGTTACTTTTATTACGTTACTTAATGCAGCCTTTAGACCTGTTACCGCTGTTGAGGTACTAAGACCACCAGCTGTCATAACGGCCAGACCTGCACCAACTTCACTTAAGCTTACACCAGCAGCGTCAGCAGTAGCAGCAACCAAACCAAATGATTGGCCCAATTCTTCTACTGTTGTCTTACCCAGTTTAACTGTAGTGAAGATCTTGTCAATTATAGTAGTAGCTGTTTCTCCGTTATCACCGAATACGTTAATAGACGTAGTCAGTAGATCGACAGCTTTGCCAAGGTCAGTGTTACCTGCCTTAGATAGTTTAGATGCAGCCGTTAGCTGATCTTGGGCAGCAGCAGCGTCTTTAGCTCCAGCAGAGATTATATCGTAGTATCCTTTGGCAGCTTCATTGGCGTCTGTGCCGAATGCCTTTGCTGTCCTAAATACTGCTTTCTCTACTTTGTCTAAGTTTTTAACGCCAAGTGTACCTATTTGTGCGAGACCATCTTCGAATCTAGCGAACTCTTTCAAAGATGCAGTTACGAACATTCCGATAGCTACTGCACTAAATGCAGCAGTCATTCCATGTATAAGTTTAGTCGATGTGGACACTTTTGAATCAAGTTTCTTTAGAGACTTAACACCTTGAGTAGAGGTCTTCTTGAATTGTCCTGAAGACGTCCTAAGTTTAGTGTTCATCGTATCAATTCGACTTGATACATTCTTCATACTACGTTCTAGCTTACTAGTATTCGCTTTGAGCTCTACCGTACTTGTATACTCAGCCATCGTATGCTCCTAATATTTTTATTGTTATAGTGCCCGTAGCCCGTCTATGGGGTTACTCGTCCCTCTAATGGGATTGCCGTCTTCATCAAACAGACCAGTTTTAATTAATGATTTCTTCAGATGATCTGGAGTATTATCCCAATCCACTGCCGAGTTACTGCCACGTTTCTTCTTCTTCTTATCACTAGGATCATCGTAAGACAATTGTGGGTATATATCGTCAGGAGACAGATTTATTTTATCTGTGCTCCCCATTGCTCCAGCTATTTGAGTTATCATCGTTATTATCTCAGTAGCTGATCTTATGTAAAGAGATTCTTGACCTATGCCAAAAGTCATAAAATACTTTTCGTACAGGTGGTACTCTCTATGCGTCAACTCTTCCTTTAGTCGAGACATAGGTATGCCTAGCTCTAATGACAGAGCTACTTCGAATCTCTCAGTAGGTGTCATCAGTAAGTCAGACATACTAACCTTCTACAGATTCAACTTCAGAATCTTCTTCATCCATTAACCCTGTTAGCTTTAAAACAGCTTCTGAAACAGTGTTTAAGTCCTTAACAGACATATCTAAAATTTGGTTTAGATCGTTCTGTACAAAGAACTTCTTTCCTTCTTCTGTAACAACGCCTTCAATAATGACAGTTGCTGCCATCTGTAATTCTTTTCCTTCCCCAACGCTGCGCATGCGATCAATTGCGCCAGCAGAGAGTTCCCGAATGTGTACCGTACCACCCCAGTTAGACACTTCAATTGTGTTAGTCTTAAGGGCGTAGGATTTAAATAATTCTGATTTGTTCATAATGTTTTACCTTTTATTTATATATAGTAAGTTTAAAAATAATTTGCCCTCCCTTCGTTGGAAAGAAGGGCAAATTTGACTTAACTCAAGTCATTCGTTATTAAGCGCCAGATGCGAAATAAAGCTGACCGTCTACGATCATAGTAGAGCTAGCTTTAGCAACATCGTCAAACGTAGTGTCGATACCGAAAGAGCTTAGGAATCCGTTAAATACAACGTATTCTTCTGCAGTTCCAGATACATCAGACTTCCACTTGATACCGAAAGAACAAGGTGTTCCGTTAGTAGCAGCTTCACGCATAGCCAAGTGAACAGAGTCACGTGGAGCCCAGTACAACTGTGCATCCAACTGACCACCGTCTAACTGACCACGTAGCTTACCTTTAAAGGCATCACCAAATGCGGGAGTTTCGATAATAGTAGCTTCGTTAGACAAAGTTCCGATTTCCATAACGTTAGGGATAATTCTTGCTGTATCTGCACCAGAAGAATAGGCTACAGGTACTGCTATAGTTGATGTAGCAACTATTCCAAATGCTTCATCAAAAATTACATTTGCATCTTCAGCGGTTGCTTCTAGAACGATAGTAGTAGAAGTAGCATCAGAAGTCGCACTTGCCACGTGTGGGCTTGCTACCATCGCTGTACCTAAAGCCGTATGAAAGGCAGTTGCTGTTGAAGGTGTTCCAGTTGCTTTAGTTTCTACAACTACAGCGTCAGAAACAAGACCTGCACCTTGGATTACAAATTGTACTCTGCCAACTGTTGCAAAGTCATCACTAGCTACAGAAATTATAATTTGTTTAGCAGTCACATTAGTGCCAGTGGCAGAAAACCATGTGGCAGGGGCGATCTCTTCGCCATTAGTCATGCGACCTTCTCTGATGTATAATTCAGAGAAACTGGTTACAAATTTTGTTGATAAGTTATTAGCCATTTTTGGCCTCCTTATTTATTATTATGTTTGTGATTTATTGGTAATAATCGTAGTCAAAATCAATTGCATACTTCAAATAACCGTTATCGTCGTCGATCAGTTTTCTCATCTGACCAGCGTGTGTAAAAAGATTGCCCGAATTTCCCGTTGAATCTACGCCACCTTGAAATCCCACAATACTATCAATGTAGTCTGCGATCTCTCTTACAATCTTGGTACCAGTACCATGTCTTGTAAATATTGTAAATCTAACGAATCCAGTTGTCTTCCTCATATCCTTATTAAATGCTCGAATACTTGATCCAGCATCCGCAACGCTTAAAACAATCCAAGGACTGCCAGCGTTACTTAGTGTCTTAGTCGGTTGTATAATATCGTGTCCTTCAACAAACACTTTAGCTTTATGAGCTTTGGCGTTAGCGGAAGAGTAAGTATCGAAAAACCGCTTTTCGACTATTTGTCGTACAGATTCAAAACTTCCCATATTATCTCCTTGACCTAACAATTCCTAATGCTATCTTAGAGATACCATCTGGAGCTTGTTCTGATCGACCTTCTTCTAGCTTACCTATGTAGTGCAGACCATTGCTGATATACACTGAAGGAAAACCTTTGACGTCTAAGTTGTAGTCAGGTTGAGCAGGTGAGGTGCTGGGATTTATAGAAAAGTCAGGGTTGCCAGAACTTATGTTCCAGTTTCCCCTAGCTCTTCCAGTATCCACAGGTGTCAATCTTATTATCTCTCCAAAGATTTCAAAGGCTAATGCCTTAAATTCTAGTTGAGAGATATTGTCGACTTCCTCTGTTAGCACCTTGCCTATTTTTGTTATATCAATCTTCTTAGCCATTATTTTCTCCCTACCGTAATCTCCCATAGACTTTCTAGAGGAGACGCC